TTTGGTGTGTTTTTCTTCGTACTGTAGTAATCACTCAAAGAGGGATATATAGCAAGTGTATATATGCAAATAAGATACACTATTTTGTAGGTATTTCTTCGTCCAGGCGCCTGACCATGTCGAGCCCCGGAATCACGGCCAAAGTCGAGCCGGTTTCCCATGCAATGTGGATGCTGCCGATGTCGTCCACGTGGATTACTTTACCCTTGGTACCCGCCGGCGGTGCGAACTCGTCATCCATGCTCACCAGCTCAACCGTGCACCCTGGGGGATATTGTTTCCTGAGTACTTCGACCCGTTTTCGATTCATTTCATCCATATCGATCCTCCGTGTAGTGTGCATTGATCGCTCACTTTCGCCCACATAGCAAGTCCTTTGTCCTAGGGCTTTGCCAACGCATCCAGGATGAGGCGCATTTGACGCAGGTACTGACCATAATGGTGGACAAACAGTGGTAATTCGTTCTCTCCATAATCCAGCAGCTTGTTGGCATCCGCCTCACTGATACCGTAGAGGCCGTCGGTATATGACCAGCTCAGCGCCGGGAAGTCTGGAAGCACCGGAGCTTCGGGAGCCATCGACACCAGGACCTGGCGATACGGTTCACTCGTTTCTACCGTTGGTACGCTCGTGCAGCCGGTTGAGACGATCAAGACGGCTACCAACATCACCGCGCTGGGGAGGTTCGATCTTCTCGGGTGGCTGTTCTTGTTCGATGGTGGTGATCTTCTGCTGCACTTCATGGATATTCTCCAGTTCCTTTTCTTTGCGTATCGCCGTATCCTGGGCTTTTTGTACGTCCTTTTTTAGATCCTTGGTCTTGCGGGATTGCCATCGGGTGATCCCCAGCAACCCCAGGATGATGAGGATCAACAGCTGGAAGATGTCATGCATCGGCTTTCCCCCGTATAAACCGTTTTACCAGTGGTTTCCAGAACGCCATGCACGCAGGGAGCTGCAGCAGGTAGATCGCCACCGTGTACAGCACCACCAGGTAGGGTGTGGGGTTCAAATCACCAGCCGGAGTGGATGCTGGAGCGACCCGGTAGGTCACGTACGCGAGGACAGTCGAGCAGGCGAGGGCGATCAGTTTGATCTCGTTCTCGCTTGCCCTGTCACGGCGAAGGCTTTTCTTGTACAGCTCCATCACCAAGCCCAGAAACGCGGCGAAGGCGAGCAATATGGCACTCAGTGTCATCCCTGTTCTCCTTTGCTACCGAGCAGCGATAGAAAGTAATCATCCATCTTCTTCTCCTGCTCCTCGCTCTCCCCATTGATCTCATGGGTCCTCAGCGACTTGAAGATGACCTTGTCGTTCTCCAAGGCCATGACCAGTCCCATCTGGATCTTGGTGATGGTGGTCTTGATCTCCTTGAGGTCCTTCGCGTACCCCAGGCGGTCGTCGCTTCGTTTTGCCATGCGGTTGAGCAGCCACAACACGATGCCTCCCGATCCGAACAGGCACACCGAGATCGTGGCGATTAGAGTAATCTCATCCATCGGTGACCTCCTGGGAGACAATCTCATTGTAGGTGTAATCCAATCCGTCGCGCTGCACGGTGACATTGGCGGAGGATCCGACAAGCTCGATGTAGCGCCTCACGATCACGTCGCAGTACTTTTCATCCAGCTCTATGGTGGCGCAGCTGCGTTCGGTCTGCTCGCAGGCGACCAACGTGCTGCCGCTGCCGCCGAACGGGTCGAGCACCAGAGCACCGCTCATCGACGAGTTCATGATCGGATACGCGATCAGGGCCACCGGTTTCATCGTAGGATGATCAGTGTTCTTCTTGGGCTTGTCGAATTCCCAGATGGTCGACTCCTTGCGTCCGGTGTACCACAGGTGCTTGCCCTTCTTCTTCCATCCGAAGAGCACCGGCTCGTGCTGCCACTGGTAGGGCGAGCGACCGAGCACCAGTGACTGCTTCTTCCAGATGCAGGTGCCAGACAGGTAGAAGCCCGCCTCGCTGAAGGCCTTGCGGAAGTTCAGTCCCTCGGTATCGGCATGGAACACGTAGATTGAGGCATCGTCTGCCATATGGGATGCAGTATTGGTGAAGGCATCGAGCAGGAACTGGGCGAAGGCCTCGTTTGCCATATTGTCATTCTTGATCTTGCCGGCCGAGCCCTCATAGTTGACGTTGTACGGTGGGTCGGTGACCACCAGGTTTGCTTTGGAGCCTGCCATGAGCAGCTCGAATGTCTCTGCCTTGGTGCTGTCCCCGCATACCAAGCGGTGCCTTCCCAGCTTCCACAGGTCCCCAGCCTTGGTGATCGCGGGCTTCTCCAGCTCGGCATTCACATCGAAGTCATCGTCATGCACGCCCTCGGCAAGCGAGTCCTTGAACAGGTCGTCGATCTCAGCCGGGTCGAAACCGGTGAGCGAGATGTCGAAGTCCTGCCCCTGCAGCTCAGTGATGAGCAAGGCCAGCTTGTCCTTGTCCCATTCACCATTGATCTTGTTCATGGCGATGTTGAGGGCTTTCTCCTTGTCGACATCTAGTGCGACCAGGATGCAGTCCTCTTCAGCTACTCCCATGTCCTTGAGCACATTCAGCCGCTGGTGGCCGGATATGACGGTGTTGTCGTTTGCAACGTTGACTACGATGAGCTCGACATAGCCGAACTGCTCCAGCGATCGCTTGAGCTTCTCATACTCAGGATCGCCACTCTTGAGCGCTTTGCGCGGATTGTATTTCGCCGGATTCAGATCCGACAGTCTCATCTTCTGGATTCTCATGGTGTGTTTCCTTTCAATCGTGTTGTTCCAGTTCGCCCCTGAGCGCTTCGCTATACCGCTCGCTCACCTGTTCCCATGCGAACAGCGCATTACCGAAATGGCCGTAGCAGGAGGTGAGGTTGTATATGGGACTACGTAGCCCCAACTCTTCGATGATGTCCTTCGGCTTGAGGCTGAAGACGGTGCGGACAGCTTCGGTAAGCTGCTCATCATCCACTTTGCCGGTGGCGAAGGTGTGTACATTTACCGCAACCGGTTCGGCTTTGCCGATGGCGTACGAGATGGCGACTTCACATCTACTGGCCAACTTGGCGGCCACGATGTGCTTGGCCACCATGCGTGCCATGTAGGCACCGCTACGATCCACCTTGGTCGCATCCTTGCCGCTGAAGGCTCCTCCGCCATGCAGGGCGAGGCCCCCATAGGTATCGACCATGATCTTACGGCCTGTGAGACCGGTATCCGCGGCAGGGCCTCCCTCGACGAAACGGCCGGAGGGATTGATGAGGATGCGGGTATGGGAGTCGAACGGGAATCCTTCGAAGACAGGGTAGAGTACCTTCCTGAGGATCTCACCTTTTAGCCATTGCACATGCTTGTCCGGCTCATGCTGGACCGAGACGATGATCGCTGCCACCCGCTTGGGCTTGCCATCCTCATACTCGATGGAGACCTGCGCCTTGCCGTCGCTACGGATGCCCAGTATGGTTCCGCTCAATCGACATTCGTCCAGACCCATGCAGATGCGATGCGCCAGCTCGAGTGGCAGCGGGAGGAATGTAGGCGTCTCGTCGGTTGCATACCCGTACACCGTGCCTTGATCCCCGGCTCCCAGTTCGTCCTGGCTGTCATCTGCATCCCTGATTTCGAGTGCCCGGTCCACGCCGCTGGCGATATCGGGACTCTGGGTGTGCAGATGCACGCTGATCGCATAGTCCTTCGGATCGTGACCGCACCGGGCAAGTGCGGATCGCACTGTTTTTCGCACATTGGGCGTGCCCCTGCTGGTGATCTCTCCGGCGACAAAGATCCTGCCCTTGGTCGCCATGACCTCGCACGCGACGCGGGAATACTCGTCGATGGAAAGGCAGGCGTCGAGGATCGAGTCTGCGATATGGTCGCACAGCTTGTCCGGATGTCCCTGGCAGACACTCTCGGAAGTGAGGTAGTTCTTCATGTGTGAATTCCTTCGGATGTTTGAATTTCGTTTGATTTCCCGGGTGTTTGTTTGATTTCCTAGCGGCTACGCCTGGAAGTGAGCAGGCGTTCCATCAGGTCATCCTGGGGGTTCGCGCCCTGGTAGGAGGCACTGTTGTTCTCCTTCACGATCTGGAAGATCTGGTACCAGATCTGGTTCACCTGTTTCATGTATTCACGACTCATCGCCACATACGGAGAGGCTATCGCCGCCCCGGTGGTCGGGTGCTTTGCGAGGAAGCCATACTCGCTGACGGCCATCTCGCACTGGATCCAGCGCGCCACCGCCATCGCATACTGGTGGATGATCTGGCTGCTGACCAAATTCTCACAGCGCATGGTCTTGAGCCAGTCCCACGTCTCTTGGAATACCTCTGCAGCATCGAGCTCAATGCCACTTTTCTGGGTGACCGTCAGGTAATACTTGACCGGCGGCATGGCCACGCCCTCAAGGTCGGCAGGCTCAGGCTGTTGCACCACGCGGGCACTTCTGCCCTCGCCGATCTTCTCGGAGAGCGCCTTGGGTTTTCTCCCCGCTCCTATGCGTGCTCCCCCGCGGTTGGTGCCGTCCTTCGCCATGCCATGCCCCCTCAACAAAGAACGGGGGTCAATCCCCCGTTTGAATTCCCGTTTTTACGCGTGATTGCCCCTGCCCGCAGTATACTATATATGGTGTAGAGAGTCAATACCCCCTAGGTAATAACACCATATATAGCGCAAAGAAAAATTATTGGTTGCGCAAAAATAAATTAATGGTTGCGCCAGAGATCCCCCCGTCGGGCATGCAGGGAGCTGTGGCAGCTTGCACACAGGGCCATGAGGTTCTCCTGCTCGTTCGATCCGCCGTCGGCTGCAGCCTTGATATGGTGGGCCACCGTCGCTTGTGTAAGTCTTCCCTGCCCTCGGCACAGCTCGCAGAAGGGATGCTCGTCAAGAAACTGCTTGCGGGCCTTCCTCCAGGCCGATCCATACCGCCTTGAGGTCCCCGGATCCCGTTGATGGCGTTCGTAGAATCTCGCCGCCTCTTTCGCATGCTCCTCGCAGTACCGTCCTTCGGTGAGTCGGGGACAGCCTGGATGGCTGCACGGTCGCTTGGGCTTGTAGGGCATCGAGGCTTCTCCTTGGGGCAAAAAGAAAGCCCGGGAGGATTTCCCGAGCTCTGTATGGACTTGTCTGAGTGTACTGTAATGCGGAATGCCTACTGAGCACAACTGTTATTTTCTGATAATTCAACGATTGGGTTTCAACGGTACAGGAGGTTCTACCGAGCAGTCCAGGCACCTGTTCCTGTTCACGTTCTCAAGCACCCAAAAAACCCTATACGCGTGAATATGCGTATAAGGGCATGCCGCGCTGGAATTTTCCCCCTATATTACTGTTATTTATGCCATTGGATATTTTAGGAACATAGGAACAGATACAAGACAATTGTTTTCATACCAATGGTTCATGGTTTGTAACCACATTTGTACCTATTGTCTTGGTGGGAACAGCAGATTCGGTTTTATTTCTTTTTGCTGCTTCTTCGCAAAGAACATCGTTCCCAAATCCGTAGTATTCATTGTCAGAAACAATTCATTCTCGTAGAGAAGGCTATAGTTCTCGGCGGTATTGTCCTCCATGATAGCATAAACGCGCTTGTCATATAATGTATCGATGTACCAAATGAATTCTTGTTTCTCTTCTGTATCGCTACCATAGGCCGAGGTGATTCTGGATAACGTTCCCGTTCCGTTTGGCCTGAATGAAAAGGATAATTCATGTCTTGAGTCAGAAGGCCAGCCCTTCAACCCAAGTTTTTGTGCCGTTTCTCCGAAGTTCTTGTCAGAATACACCCACGTGCCTATGAACTTGGATTCGGGATTTTCCTCCTGTTTCGCTGGATTTTCCTCCTGTTTCGCTGAATAGTCACTGGTGCCGCTCGACGTTTGATTGTCTTCAAGAGCCAGCGTTTCACAAGAGACTAACATGGTAACAATTAGGATGAGGGAAACTACCATTATATGGGCCTTTTTCATTTTCACCTCTTTTGATAACAAACGTATCACACCCAGTATACGGTTGCAAGAATTTAATCCATCAAATTTTCCTACCGGTGAGCCGGGGGCAACCTGCATGTCTTCACGAACTCTTGGGCTTGTTGGGCATGGGGGGTACTCCTTCGGGCAAAAAGAAAGCCCGGGAGGAATTCCCGAGCTCTGTATGGACTTGTCTGAGTGTACAGTAGCGCAGAAGGCCTACTGAGCACAACTGTTATTTTCTGATAATTTAACGATAGGTTGCAAAGATTTCACTAAAAATCGATTCTATTATTATGAAATCAATCTGTGATAAAAAATTATGTATTTATTAGCGGACAATTCTATTCTCATGGTACAATCGTGTTTGGAGGAAAAAGCTATGAAAACATTTCTAGTTCTGATTGGCATACTTGCCATTATTGCTTCCGCATTCTTTTTTTACCAAGCTTATGACAAGTATGCGAATTATTACAATTCTGAGTTTCTCACTTCATTACAGAAGAACGTTTATGTGGGTGGGGATGCCTATAACTACATTATTAACGGGACCTATTTTACTGGTTTCTCTGTGCTTGGTGTAGGGAGTTTGCTGCTTGGAATGCTTTGTATTGGCATCGCATACATCAGCAGTAAAATGGAAGAGGGTAAAGTTGAGCTCCAAAGCATTTTTAAAAAAATTGGTGAAGCAAAATCTGAATCAATAGAAAAAGTTGAGGATCCTTCTTAATCTCTTCATTATACATTTTCGACTCTACAATATGATGGAACAACATCTGAGTTCAGCTGCTATTTCCTGATATTCTAATGGTTGGTTTTCAAGGAATCCTCACCAACCCCAGTGCCTTACGGTGCAGGTGGTAGATGTAATCCTGGCTGTAATCCAGCTGGGCTGCCACCTGGTCCCAAGCAAGGAAGGTGAGGTAGCGCATCTCAAGCAGGGTCTCGCACTCCATGTTGTTGACATCCCTGATTGTTCTTCCGATTTCCTTTTTCAATTGCATCAGCTGGGCGATGCTGGTGTTGATCTCAGCCTCAAGCTCCATGATACGAACCACCGCCTCCTCGACCGGAGACCGTCGGATCGAGGCAGAAACCTTGGGTTCGTCCGAGATCTTGGGGGATACGTAGGCGGCATGGCCCCTCAGCCAGTCGAGCTGGCGTTCCTTGGTCTTGATGCGCTTGTCCAGGTACCATGCCTGCGACAGATATTCCTTTGCGTTCATGCTCTCATCTCCTGTAGGCGAATCTTGGTGAAGTCGGGGTTGATGTCACACAGGAAACCAAACCACTCGCTCTCGAAGAATCTCTCGATCTCATCCTTTGCCACCCATGCATGCTGGTAGTCGGGATTGTCCTCCAATTGGGATACCGCCTTCTGCCAGTCCAATACCGCCCGTTCCACTATTGCTGCAGCCAGTTGTCTCATACTTGCCTCGGTCATTTGCCACCCCCAATAAGCTCGGCCTTCACCGCTTCGATGAGGGCATCCTGGGTTTGTGCCTTGCCCGAGAGGGCTCTCATGATGCGCTCGTCTATGGTCCCGCTGGTGATGATGTGCTGGACCACCACGGTCTCGGACCTCTGCCCCTGGCGCCACAGGCGCGCCACCGTCTGCTGGTACAGCTCAAGGCTCCATGTCAGGCCGAACCAGATCAGGCAGTTGCCACCACTTTGGAGGTTCAGCCCGTGCCCGGCCGATGCGGGGTGGATCAAACCGACCGGGAGGTTCCCCTCGTTCCACTCCCGGATGCTCTCACTTGAGTCCAGGGTCGAAAACGATAGACCCAACTTCTCCAATCTCCCCACGATCCGCTTGAGGTCATGCTTGAACCAATAGGCCACCAGCACGCTTTGCCCGTTGGCTGCCTCGATGAGGTCCTCCAATGCATCGAGCTTGCGGTCATGGATTCCGATCGTCTTTCCTTCATCGGTGTACACAGCCCCATTTGCCAGCTGCAGCAGCTTGCCTGACAGGCTTGCGGCATTGGCCGCTGTAACCTGACCCCCTGAGGCATCAAGGACCAGTTCCTTGCGTAGCTTCTCGTAGGCTGCCCGCTCCTCATCGCTGAGCACAACCCTATACTCGTTGGTGACGAGCTCGGGCATCCTGATGTGGTCCTGTGCCTTCATCGAGATGGTGATGTCCCCGATCGCTCGGTAGATCCTCTCCTCGGCTCCCGGGGCGGGTTTGTAGCTGAACACAATCTGGCCGCTACGCTTGTCAGGGGAGAAGTATGCATCCCGGTAGGCTCCGATGAACCTTCCGAGTCTCACGCCCTTGTCCAACAGCTTGAACTGCGCCCACAGGTCGATGAGGCCGTTGCTGGCCGGGGTGCCGGTCAGGCCCACGATGCGACTGATCACAGGACGGCGTTTCATCAACGCCCTGAAGCGCTTGGAGCGGTGGTTCTTGAACGACGAGAGTTCGTCGATGACCACCATGTCGAAGTCGAAGGGCAAGGCGCTCTCCTCGATCAGCCACTGCACATTCTCACGGTTGATGATGTACAGGTCGGCCTTGCGCTCGAACGCCGTGAGGCGCTCGGCGGTACTTCCCACGGCCACTGACGGAATCAAATCCCCAAGGTGATCCCACTTGCCGATTTCGGCAGGCCAGGTATCCCGTGCAACCCGAAGGGGCGCGATGATCAGTATTTTGCGTACCAGAAACGAATCGAAGAGCAGGTTTGATATGGCCGTCAGGGTGATGATCGTTTTCCCAAGTCCGCAGGAAAGTAGGATTGCTGATGCGGGGTGTGTCTCTATGAAGTCGCTCGCATACTGTTGGTAGTCATGCGGTGTATATGTCATTGATGATCTCCTCTATCTGCTCTTTCGCATCCAGCACGTATACCTTGAAGCCAAGCTCTTTCAACATTTCATGCCTTACCCGTTGGAGTGCTCTCGGCTTCTTTCCCGGAGCCTTCACTTCCACAAAGCCGCATTTGCCACCGGGTAGCAGCACCAGGCGGTCGGGCATCCCGTCGAAGCCTGGGCTTATGAATTTCACAGCCCGGCCTCCCATCTTCTTCACAGCCTTCACTAGCTGCATTTCGATCTCCTTTTCAAGCATATTCCCCATCCATGATGTCAAACGCGAAGTGCTGGGCTACTAGGAAGGACGTCATGCGCCTGTTGTCCTTCCAGTGGTATCCCTCACCGTCAATCTCGAGGCGGTAGTACTCGCTTCCGCGGAAACTGTCGGTGTCGATCACCAATTCCCGACGCTTGTAGCGCAGCTCCCATCGTTTTTCAGATGCTTCAACCCACTCCTTCTTCAGGTAGTTCGACTTGCGCTGGCTCCTTCTCCGGATCTCTCGCTCGCGTTCTTTAGCACCGAGGATGTCCTCCTCCATGATGCCCGCGCAGATGCATCCCGTGCTCAACGTCTGGGGGAACTGTGGGTGCTCCATCACATGGACATACCGCACCCTCGTGCATCCACAGAGTTCGCAGGTGAAGTCGTCCGACTCATGATCGCTGACCCGGACGCAACGCCACCCGGTCAATGGCGCCCCGAGTTCCCACAGCGTCCTGCGACATTTTGCAAGGTAGGGTGAGTTCTCCAAAGCTGCCATGCTCTCATCGAGCGTGGCACATCCATACCTCAGCAGTCCGGTGAAGATGTGCGGGAACGGTTTCGGCAAGAAGTAATTGGGTGGTCCTGTTTTCGACTTCCCTCCTGCCAATTTTAGTCCTCGCATTTCATTCTCTTGCTCAAGCATTGCTCCTCCAATGCTGGACAGGTGGACAGATTGGACAGTGCGTCCTATATATGTATACGCGTGTGTATGGGTGTGCATGTTGTATTCCTCCCTCTCCTAGCAGCTGCATACTCTTATTGAGTTGTTGCTGTCCATCTGTCCCGAAGCCCCTGTTATTCATGTTCTGTAATCGAATTGCATCACTGGACAGTGTGTGGACAGCCTTCATCACAAGCTGTCCCGGTGTTCCGGCTGTCCCGTGTGTAGCCTCTCTGACGCCCGTAGATGGGGAAGTGGGCTCGGGGAGCCCTGTCCCAACCCTCGATGCGTTGCATGATGGCGGTGAGCAGGTATGATTCGTTCTTGGACAGGATGGCCGGATCCTTGTTCAGGCATTCGCACCAGATCTCCATATTGCAGACCGCATTTCTTCTGACAGTACCCTTCGCCGTCATTCCGGTATTCCTTTCGGACAGGAATGCGCGGCGTTCATACATGTCCATGGCATCCCAGTTCTCGGGAAGCAATGTATCCAGGAAGATCCTGACAAGGCCCTCACGGTCATCGTTTTCCATGGCTCCGAGCTGAACCGCCTCGGCCTCATCAAGGAAGTCTCCCTCGAGGTACAGCTTTTCCCCGCTCTCCCAGATTGCCTTGGCTTCCGCCCAGAACTGGGTTCGGTATGCTTCAGTGGGTTGCCACACCATCCGGTGACGTTCCAGGTGCG